TACAGAGTTAGGAAAGAATAATAACAAGACAACTGTATCAGAGGTTGAGTCAACGATTGTTAACTTAATTAAAAATACACCAGTTAGAGGTTATGAAATCTTTGCTAAAGATGTAACAATTACAAAACAAAAATACTATAGAGCTTGGGTTGGTTTAAGATTACCAATGGGTGAATACAATAAAATGTATAATTTCACAATTGAAGAAGCTGTAGATTCATATAATGTTAAGATGAAAGCTAATATAGCTTATGACAACTTAATGAAAGAAAAAAATGAAGATAGTAATATACAGTAAAAACAATTGTCAGTTTTGTAACAAGGCGAAGCATTTGATAAAATCACTTGGCCTTGAATACGAAGAAAAGTCATTAGAGAAAGACTTTGATTCAGATCCAACAAAACTAATGAAAGATATTGGCAAACAAGTCAGAACAATGCCACAAATTAAGATTGACGATAAGTTAGTTGGTGGCTATAATCAACTTATAGAATACTTTGCTGATTTAGGTAAAGTAAACTTTAAAGGTGAAATTATATAGTGTCAAACGATAAACTACCACCAAAAGACAACATTATTTTATTTCCTACAAATAAAATAGTAGAGAAATCAACAACTGGTCCAGTAAAAGATGACAAGTTTGTAAAGAAGTTAAAAGAAGAACAAACAAGACAATTTATTGAAACTTCAGTAGATGATATTAGTATTAATATATTAAGACAATTTTATAATATGGCAATTAAAACAAATAAGACTGCGTTTACAAAAGACTTAGCAATGGTTGTTGATATGATGAGAGGTTTAGTATATAGAGATTTTGATATTAAACACCCAGCTCAAGCATTATCAGATAAGTTAGTTGAATTAAAGACATTAAAAGATGGTTCACAATCAGCTAAAATAGATTATACAAGTTTAATGGATAAAAAACATAAACAACATAAACCATTAAGTCCAGATATTAAAGACGAATTAAAAGATATAAACGATCAAGCAGGTATGTTTGAGGGAGACGAATTAAATGACTAAACAAAATTCTTTAGGAATCGCCTTAACAGGTTGTAAAATAGTTAAATTAACAACTGAAAATATATAGGAGTATATTAATATGTTAAACACAATAAAAAACTTGTTTGGTAAAGATGAACTAGTAAAAGTAAAGGTAGCAAAAAGAACTGTTACTGAAACTAGAGGTAGAAAAACTTTATCAAAAAAACAAAAAGTGCTAAACCTTTTAACAAAAGGTGAAAACATATCTTGGAAATCAATTAGAAGTAAATTTGATTTAGAATCACCAAGAGCAATGATTGACACTTTAAGAGCTGAAGGTTATATGATCTTTGGTAACAGTGTAAACGGTAACAAAGTTTACAGAATGGGTACACCTACTAGAGCAATTGTATCTGCTGGTATTAAAGCGTTGTATGGAACACAGTTCAAATACAGCAATCACAAAGTATCTGTTAAGAAGTCAGAACTTGCACCGATTGATGCATAATTAAAAAGCTAGATGGGGCGCTTCGGCGCCCTTTCTTATTATGGACTTTGCACACGGATTATTATTTCTCTTTTTAAGTGTTAGTTTTACACTAGCAATTTTATATATTGCTTTTTATTTTTATGGACAAACTCAAAAAAGAATTGAAGAAGATAGAGAAAAAGAAAAAAGTCCGGTTGATGATTTGTTTAGGGGAATTAACAAACCCAATGACACGGAAAGTTGATACATATGAATATGACAGCTTATCAGAACTTATTAACAAAGACGAAGTACCAATTAAAGAGATTAAAGAAATTTTTACTGACAAAGACTTTTATAAGTATTACAAAAAAAAATGGTTATGATAGATAAATTAATAATTGATCAGATTGAACAACAGACAATAGATAAGAATGTTGCTGTTTTATTATCTGGTGGTGTTGATAGTTTATCAGTTGCATTCGCTGCTCATAGAATGGGTAAGAAGATAACTGCATATACATTTCATCTACAAGATCAACCATCATATGACGCTACAAAGGCCGCTGAAGTGGCAAAACTAATGGGTTGGGACTGTAATATTATAGTAGTACCTACACACAATTTACAAAACGATTTTCAAAGATTAGTGAAAGAAGTAAGATGTAAAAAGAAAACACATTTTGAATGTTGCTTTCCTTTTTTATATGTGTATCCAGAGATTAAGGAAGAAGTTGTATTAAGTGGTTGGGCTGCTGATGGATATTATGGTATATCTAAAAAGGCTATGATACATTATGGTCCAGGTAAATCAAAAGAAAAATTTGATGAGTTTAGAGATAACTATTTTGACATAAACAATCAAGCAGGTTATCTATGGCATGAATTGATTGCTAGAAACAATAAGAAACAATTGATTACACCATATCTATCTCTTCCTGTCAAGGATTTCTTTTATAGTAAAACTTGGGAAGAAGTAAACAAGCCATTTCAAAAACATCATGTGGTTACTGCATTTGACGAATTTAAAAAGTTTGAATTTAAGAAACATATCAACTTACAGTTAGGTGCTGGTGTGGACAAATTATTTGAAACCCTAATTGATGATAAATTTATTAATTTTAAATTTAGAAAACGAGTAATGGACATATGTAGAGATTGGTCTAAAATGTCAGATGACATAGGAGTATTACAATAATGATATTAGTAGATTTAAACCAAGTATTGATTTCTAATTTATTTGCACACACAAGAGGTCAATTAGACGAGATACCAGACAAAGATATGTTAAGACACATGGTCTTAAACTCGCTGAGAGGCTATAACATCAAGTTTAAAGCAGAATATGGTAAAACTATATTGTGTGCTGATGGTGCTAATCCATGGCGTAGAGATATATTTCCTCACTACAAACATGCTAGAAGAAAAGGCAGAGAAGAAGATAAAAAAGATTGGTCTAGTCTATTTCAATTGATTAGTGAGATTAGAGATGAACTTGCTGAAAACTTTCCATATAAAGTTATTCATATAGAAGGTGTTGAGGCAGATGATATAATTGGGGTACTTGTAAAAGAGAACCATAATAAAGAAAAAATTATGATTGTTTCTGGTGATAAAGACTTTATTCAATTACAGAAGTATTCTAATGTAAAACAATATGCACCTATACAAAAGAAGTTTGTAGAAGATGAAGACCCAATTAGATTTTTACATGAACAAATTATTAAAGGGGACAGATCAGATGGAGTACCAAACATATTAAGTCCAGATGATGTATTTGTAACTGGTACTAAACAAAGGCCTATAAATAAGAAAAGATTAGAGGAGTGGGCGAATATAACAAACATACCTCTAGGTTCAGAAACTAAAAAGTATTATGAACGAAATAAGACATTGATAGACTTAGGAGAAATTCCTGGTCATATATATAATAACATACGTAATAAGTATGAAACATATGAAGTACCTAGTAGGACGCTACTGTTAACATACTTTATAGAAAACAAACTGAAGTCATTGATTGAAAATATAAATGATTTTTGATAACATGCATGGAGAAATATAATGGCAGATAACCCAAGACTGATTTCCAGAAAAGCGATGGAAGCTATGGCAACAACGTCAGGCTCTAGTTTTCCACTTGTAAGTGAAATCTTTTTAAAAATAAACAACGCAAAAGATAAACCTAAAAAGGTAGAAATCTTAAGGCAGTACGACAAACCTGCATTAAGACAAATCTTAAAAGGTGCTTTTGATCCTAAAATAGAATGGGAATTACCGGAAGGTATCCCACCGTATATTGAAAATGAAGCTCCTATCGGAACGGAACACACGCTTTTAATAACGGAATCAAAAAAACTATGGCATTTTGTAAAAGGTGCTGATACATCTACAACTAGATTAAGAAAAGAAACTATGTTTATTCAGATGTTAGAAGGATTACAAAAGGAAGAAGCAAAAGTTTTATTGGATATGAAGAATAATACCCTTAACAAAACTTTTAAAGGTTTAACCGCTGATATGGTTAAAGAAGCCTTTGGCTGGAATAACGATTTCGTTACTCCATAGAATCACTAAAAATAAAGGGTGCGACACCTAGTGTTCACCCTTTGTTCCCTCCTAAAATAACAAAATTACTAGCAAATAACCGGTTGACAATCTCTCTAATATAGTGTATACTATAAATATGAAAGAGAGGAATATATAATGAAAACATTGATAGTATTTTTAACGATATTATGGTTTGGTTTAACCGCCTTAAATAATTCAGTTAAAGCAGACGAGTATAATACGGCCGTTATAGGTCATGTTATATCAGAAACAATTAGAGGTACCGACATGGATCACCAGAAATTGTTAGAAACTGAAATGAGTAAGATGGCATATACATTTGCTTTACAAATGACTGCTGTTTTAGAAAAACATTTACCTTACATTATGGACAATGTGATGACACAATTAAGACTTGAACTTGATAAGACGCATAAGTGCCAACTATTAAAAGGAAGTAAAATTGAAGATGAAGAATGCAAAACTCAAAGTAAGAAGTGATATGAGAGTTAAAAAAATTCTCAAGCGTGAACTTGCGAGTCGTAGAAAATACAAGACAACATATAAAGATATTAAAAAATATTTTACTATTATCAATAAAGCTGTCTTTGATGATATATTATCACCTTTTAATGATATAATCATAAAAAATATTAGATACCCAAAGTTTAAATGTATGGGTCAAGTTGTAGTTTGGGAATGGAAGAGAAAAGGAACTAGAGTATTCCATTTAGAAATGTTACCTGAATACTATGACAAGAGAGAATTCGTTGACACACTAGGACACGAAATGGTCCACCTATATCAAATGGCTAATGTAGGTGATACTGGAAATCATAATAAGTTGTTTTACAGTTTCAGACCAAAGTTAAATTCAATTGGCCTTGACTTATAATGAGAAAGATATATTATGGAAAAAGTGAGAAAAAAGAGCAAAGAGTTAGACCATTACGTTAAACAACACGTAGGAGAAGCCTTGATACAGTTAAGAGAACTTGCCAAACCAAGTAACCTAGTAGGTGTTAGTAAAGTTTATTATTCAGGTAATTGGATAAACGACATCTATAATAACTACACAGAAAAACAAGCACAAAAGATATTTGATAACGCAAATCAATATACAAATAAGTTAGACTTTTTTCAAGTTAAATTAAAAGATACTTACGAAGATTATAACGAAAAAACATTACAAGCTTACGATTACATAGCAAGGGTTAAATGAAAACATTTAAAACTGTAATTAGGACATTGATGGTAACAACTACTATTGTCTTTTTTACACTTTCTTTTTACGAGTATAAAGACCAGGTTATTTCACAAGCTGAAGCTAGTGTTCCAACAAGACCAGATTTTGAACACGACACCAATCAACAGTTTTTAGATAATGTGAATCAATGTGTTAACTATATTTACTTTCACTACGATATAAGAGAAGTTAATTTAGAAATATTGTTGGCACAGGCTTCTTTAGAATCAGGTTGGGGTACAAGTAGGTTTGCTAAAGTTGGTAAAAACCTATTTGGTATTCGTACATACGACTTAAAAGAACCTCATATGCTACCATCAAACAACCCTAAAAAATGGGGAGTAAAAGTTTATCAACATGAATGTGATAGCGTTGCGCACTATATTAATGTACTAAATAATGGTAGTGCTTATAAAGATTATAGAAGTCTGTTAGACCAAGGTATTACCGATCCTTTTGTTCTAATAGAAACACTCGGTGCTTACGCTACTGATAAAAACTATTTCTCAAAAGTAAAACTTATAGTAAATAAGATAAGAACAGAATACAATATTAAATAGACTATGTTTCTAACTATACTAACATTTCTATCCGCTATTTCTATATCAATCATTGCAGCAGGATATTCAATCATAGGTCTAGCGACATTGTTTGCTGGCGCTGTTGTACCTATCATTATGATGGGATCAGCATTAGAAGTTGGTAAGTTAGTAGCGGCCAGTTGGTTATATCATAATTGGAATAGTGATGTACCACGGTTACTCAAAGCATATCTATTCTCTGCTATTATAATCTTAATCTTTATTACATCTATGGGTATCTTTGGATTTCTATCTAAAGCACACCTAGATCAAGTCAAACCAACATCAAGTAACAATATTAAAATAGAATTATTAGACAATCAAATTAAGTCACAACAACTTATTATTGATAGATCACAAAAGACATTAACACTATTAGACAAGGCATTAGAAGTTTACATAGATAAAGAATTTGTAACT